ATAATAATGCTATTATTGGTACATATAGTAATCACCCAATGTCGTTTTTCACTGATAGCGGAGAAACTTTAACATTGAATACTGACCACTCAGCAACTTTTGCAGGCACTATAGCCTCTAAGACTATAACTATTACACCTGCTGGTGAAATGTCACAAAGATGGAATTATTATACATCTGGCGGTAATGACTTTAGTTTAGAACATCATACTGGTGGTCAGTATTGGTATAATAGAACAACAAGTACAGCTTTATTTAGCTGGTCAAATGGAGGTTATTTTGGTATTGGAACAGATGTAACACCATCATTAGCTCTTGATGTAAAAGGCACAACTAACCTAGCTTCTAGGTTTATGTTTACAAAAGATTTATCTACTGATAAAGTATTATTTGGTGGTGCTGACCACGATACTTTTGGCGCTCCATTTATTGGTTCCTCAAGTAATCACTCATTTACTATAACTCAAAACGGAGCAGCCGCTATAACAATAGATACGTCTAAACACGCAACTTTTGCAGGAGATGTAAGTTTAGGTAGTAATGCTTTAACTGCTAAAAGAGTTAATATAACTTCATTTACATCTGCTGCTGGTTTAGTGATGGACTACGGAAATGCAGCAGGTACAGTAGAATTTATTTCTTTAAAATCTAACGGTGTTACAGCGCCAATTAAGTTAGTGATGAGACAATCTCCTAATCAATCTGATTTAGTTTTAGCAGGTTCAAGTGGTAGTGGTCTGACGTTAGATAGTTCATCAGATGCAACTTTTGCAGGTAATGTCACAATGTCGCAAAGCGATTCTTCCTCTTCTGACTTTATAAATCAAAACACACACGGCACTGGTACATCAAGAATTATAGCACAATCAAACACGACTGCGCAAAATGCACAGTTAGTTGCAGATGATAATAACGCTTACTCTTGGGTAGGTACTAGTACTGGTGGAACAAATCATATTGCTTTTAGAGATAATACAAACGCTTATTATAATGGTGGTAATTTTGGAGTTGGAACATCAGCGCCAGGTGCAAAATTAAATGTATTTACAGGTGGTAATAGCATTGCAGCAGCAATGGTGTTACAACACGATACTTTTGCTACAGATAGAAAAGTTGGTTTAGGCTTTGAATTAGGTGATACTCAAATTAAAGGTGCTGTAGGTTTTATCTCAGACGCCTCAAGCCCAGGAACACATGGTAGAGGAAATTTAATATTCTGTGTAGATAGTAATGATGATGCTGCACCTGTTGGACATGCAGATGAAAAAATGCGTATCACACACGCAGGAGCTGTAGGAATAGGAACAAGCTCACCTGGTGTAAAATTACAAGTAGTTGAAAGCACAGCTAGTTGGACAGGTGATTTTAAGAATTACACAACAAACGGCTATGGTTTAAGGGTAGATATGAGTGGGGCAAGCTCATCTAATGGTTATGTTTTTGGCGCTTATAGCCCCGCTGGAGTTGGATTATTTCTAAATGGTGCCGGTAATGTGGGAGTTGGAATTACGGCCCCATCAGAAAAACTTCACGTGGTAGGTAATGGTCTTTTTACAGGCTCTGTATCTATAACCGCTGATGGTCAACCAGCTTTATCAGTTACTGGTGGTATTAGTTGTGGTTTAAATTTAGTAATTGCTCAAAACCAACAATTACAAGCTAGTAGAAATACAACTACAGATAGTGTTGCAGCAGCAGCAGCTAGTTTTATAGATCATAATACTGGGTCTGGTAATAGAGCTACTATAGCGATGGAGGCTAACTCATATCAAGGAGCTAAGCATATAGAATTTTACCAAGGTAGTACAGTTAATGGTTCTATATCCGCTGGGTACAACGCAACTGGATTTAACACATCATCAGATTATAGATTAAAAGAAAACATTAATGATTTACCTGACGCTCTAACAAAAGTAGATTTATTATCACCAAAGACATTTACTTGGAAAGGCGGTAATGATACAGTTGTTCAAGGATTTTTAGCGCATGAAGCTCAAGAGGTAGTGCCTCAAGCTGTTACAGGCGTGAAAGATGAAAAAGACGGGAGCGGAAAAGGTATATTCCAAAGTATTGACCAATCTAAATTAGTCCCACTACTAACAGCTGCTATAAAAGAACTCAAAGCTCAAAACGAAGATTTACTCGCTAGAGTAAAAGCGTTAGAAAGCAAGTAATAAGATATTTAGCTGGCAACAGCTAATTTGTTTAACCTTTAAATTTAAAAACATGGCATTAAAAGGATCATATGATTACAAAGGCATCACAGTAGCGGATGCGTATGTAAAAATATCAAGCGTAAATTGGAGTTGTAATAGCAATTCTGAGAATTACGTAAAGACTGCAGCTGTGTACAATTCTGATGGTACAATTAAAACCCCTGAAGTGAAAGCTGACAGGTGGACACAAACTACAATTGGAAATTGGCACGCAAATGTTTATAAAGATAAAGCAGCTAGAGATGCAAATCCTAACAATCATATCTGCTCAGTAAGTGGATCATTTGATATGGACTTAAAAGATAGCGCTAAAAATCCTGTAAAACAGGCTTACGTTGCCGCAAAAGCAATGGATCTTTATAAAGGTATGGCAGACGCTTAATAGCGGTGACAATAGCTATTTAATATTGTTATATTATATGTAATAATATTAATGTAAATTTTTAACAATTTAATTTAATTAATTATGAATAAAGAAGTAGATAACACAATAATGGAAAAAATATCTGAAGAGCATTTAAAAGAGCTTCAGGGACACGTAGGTAAAATCAATCAAGCACAATTACAACTTGGTGGATTAGAATCTCAAAAACACAGTTTATTACATGCTGTAGTGGGTATGCAAACTGAGTTAACTGAGTTTCAAACTAAATTAGAAGAGGAGTACGGAAAAGTAAGTATTAACATACAAGACGGATCTATCGCACCACTTCCTGAAAACGTGGAAGATGAAGCTGATACGAAAAATTAGTATCGGTAAAGATTATAAAAATGACGCAATGCATTACGCTGTAGGCCAAGAGGTTTACGGCGGGCACGTCATTTGTGATATAATTGAAGAGACAGACAAGTTTAGTGTTTATATCAAAAAGGATAATAATGTTATACCTTGGAAAGATTTTAACAAAAACATGGCTGTATCTGTAGAGTATAATCTAGAATACTAATGCAAAGTTTATATGACTTTATAATAAAACCAATAGGTAAAAGATATAACAATACTAAAAAAATTGGTGATAAAGAATTAATTCTTAATACAGAAGTTTTTAATCACCATTATATAAATAGAGAAGCAAAAGTAATATCAATACCAAATTTGGTTAAAACAAATATTAAACCAGGCGATACTGTTATTGTGCATCATAATGTTTTTAGACGTTGGCATGATATGAAGGGCGTTGAACGTAACAGCAGGAGTTATATTAATGAAAATATGTATGCTGTAAGGCAAGATCAAATATTTTTATTTAAAAGAGATAACGTTTGGCAAGCGCCTAGTGAATATTGTTTTATAAAGCCTATAAAATCTTATGATAATTTTAACGTTAAAAAAGAACAACCATTAGTTGGTATTTTAAAGTACAGTAATAAACACTTACCACCTGTTGGTAGTTTAGTAGGTTTTACGCCAATGACACCATATGAGTTTGTTATAGGTGAAGAAAGATTATATAGGATGTTAACACAATTTATTACAATTGAATATGAATACCAAGGACAAGAAGAAGAATATAATCCAAGCTGGGTACAGAGCAGTTGACGAGTTAATAAAAGTAGCAAAAGAAAAAATTGTTGATAGCGACGATGATGTATCAGCTGATAGGCTTAAAAATGCAGCAGCAACAAAAAAATTAGCTATATTTGATGCGTTTGAAATACTAAATCGTATTGATGAAGAAAAAGCTATGCTAGATGGTAAGGTAAAAGAAGAAACCAAACCAAAAGCGTTTAGTGGTTTTGCGGAGAAAAGATCTAAATAATGTACGAACAAACATTATACAAAATTGTTGAGCCAGTTAGAATAAATACGATTAAAAGGCTTAATAAAAGTAAAAAGTGGAAATACGGCTACAATAAAGAAAATGATATTGTAGTTATAAGTAAGACAGGACAAATAGGTGATATTATTGAAATACAAAATTTAAAAATAGCATTACCAAAGCAACCTGTAAAAATAAAGAAATTTAAAAGTGATAAGTGGGAAGTATCTCCTTATCCAAAAGAACTCAATAGAATAAAAACAATATTTGACTGGAGAGATTATCCTGATGAGTTTAAAAATAAATACATTGATTACATAGAAGATGAATTTACAAGAAGAGATGAGGGGTTTTGGTATTACAATAAGGACGTGCCTACTTATATTACTGGTACTCATTACATGTACCTCCAATGGTCAAAGATTGATGTTGGACACCCTGATTTTAGAGAAGCAAATAGATTATTCTTTATATTCTGGGAAGCTTGTAAAGCAGATATTAGATCGTACGGCATGTGCTACCTTAAAAACAGACGATCTGGTTTTTCATTTATGGCCTCAGGTGAAATCGTTAACCTTGCCACAATATCATCAGATGCGAGATTCGGTATATTATCTAAGTCTGGTGCCGATGCTAAAAAGATGTTCACAGATAAAGTTGTACCAATATCAGTCAACTATCCTTTCTTTTTCAAACCTATACAGGATGGAATGGACAGACCAAAGACAGAATTGGCATACAGAGTGCCTGCGTCTAAGCTTACAAGAAGAAAGCTTACCACCGCTGCCAGTGATCAACCAGAAGAACTTACCGGTCTTGATACGACTATCGATTGGAAAAACACCGGTGATAATTCATATGACGGTGAGAAATTAAAACTTCTTGCTCATGATGAATCAGGTAAGTGGGAAAGACCAGATAATATATTAAATAACTGGAGGGTAACTAAAACAACTCTAAGGTTAGGTAGTAGAATTATAGGTAAATGCATGATGGGATCAACGTGTAATGCACTAGACAAAGGAGGTGATAATTTTAAAAAACTATATTATAATTCAGATGTTACCAAACGAAACAGAAATGGTCAAACTAATTCGGGTCTTTACTCTTTTTTTATACCAATGGAGTGGAATTATGAGGGTTTCATTGATGAATATGGAGTACCTGTCTTTGAAACTCCAGAAAAAGAAGCAATTGGTCCACATGGCGATGTCATTGACACAGGCGTTATTGAGCACTGGCAAAACGAAGCTGAAGGGCTCAAAAATGACCAGGATAGCTTAAACGAGTTTTACCGTCAGTTTCCTAGATCTGAAGAACACGCATTTAGAGATGAAACTAAAAATAGCATATTTAACCTGGTAAAAATATACGAGCAAATAGATTACAACGAAGAAACAAACCAAGGTATATCTATTGGTAATTTTCAATGGATAAATGGAATTAAAGATACTGGTGTAATATTCTATCCTGATCCTAAAGGAAGATTTAGAGTATCATGGATACCACCAGTTAACTTACAAAATAATATACTTGTAAAAAACGGTATAAAATATCCTGGTAATAAACACATGGGTGCTTTTGGGTGTGACAGTTATGATATATCAGGCACAGTTGATGGTAAAGGCTCTAAAGGCGCTTTACACGGCTTAACAAAATTTAGCATGGAAGATGCACCACCTAGTCAATTTTTCTTAGAATATGTAGCTAGACCGCAAACAGCAGAAATATTCTTTGAAGATGTTTTAATGGCGTTGATATTTTACGGCATGCCAATGCTTGCAGAGAATAATAAACCTAGATTATTATATCATTTACGAAGACGCGGTTATAGAGGTTATTCAATGAACAGGCCTGATAAAATTTGGAATAAATTATCTGTAACAGAAAGAGAAATAGGTGGCATACCAAATACTAGTGAAGATATTAAACAAGCACATGCTGCTGCTATCGAAATGTATATACAAGGGCATGTAGGTTTGAAAGCAGATAATGCATATGGTAATATGTATTTTAATAGAACATTAAATGACTGGTCTAAGTTTGATATAAATAAAAGAACAAAATTTGATGCTACTATTAGTTCTGGTTTAGCAATAATGGCATGCAATAGAAATTTATACAAACCAAACGCAACTATTGAAAAACAAAAAGTAAATATAAGTTTTGCTAAGTACGCAAATACTGGCAATAGATCACAAATAATAGAATAATATGGCAAAAGGAACAAAAGGTTATTTTCCAAGTCAAGTAGTAAGTGATGCTGAGAAAGCTAGCTATGATTATGGTTTAAAGGTAGCTAGAGCAATAGAGCACGACTGGGTTGATACCTCTGGGTCAACCATGAATAAATTAAATTCCATAAGAAACGACTTTCATAATCTAAGATTATACGCAAGAGGCGAGCAATCAATACAAAAATACAAAGATGAATTATCTATTAATGGTGATTTATCTTATCTTAATTTAGACTGGAAACCAGTTCCTATAATTCCTAAATTTGTTGACATAGTAGTAAACGGTATTGCTGAAAGAACATATGATATAAAGGCATATTCTCAAGATCCATACGGCGTTGCTAAAAGAACTGCATATATGGAGTCTGTATTAAAAGATATGGCCACACAGGATATAGGTGATTTTGCGCAACAAGCTTTTGGCATTAATATATATGAAAATAATAAAGAAACTTTACCTGAGTCAGAAGAAGAATTAGCGATTCACATGCAACTAAACTATAAGCAAAATATAGAACTTGCAGAAGAACAAGCAATTAATACTTTATTAACAGGTAATGACTATGAGTTAATAACAAAAAGATTTTTCTATGACTTAACTGTATTAGGCATTGGTGCTGTTAAACATAATTTCACAGAAGCTGAAGGTGTTACTGTAGATTATGTTGATCCCGCTAATTTAGTTTGGTCATATACTGAATCGCCATACTTTGATGATATATATTACTGTGGTGAGGTAAAAAATATACCAATAAACGAATTAAAAAAAGAATTTTCACATTTAACAAACGAAGACTTATTAGAAATATCTCAACAAGCTTCAGTTAAAGACATAAACCAAAGTTATTCTTCATACTCAGAGGAGCTTGATAATAACATAGTTCAAGTTTTATATTTTAATTATAAAACATATATGAACGATGTTTATAAAGTAAAGCAAACTGCTACAGGTGCTACAAAAATAATTCAAAAAGATGATAGCTTCGATCCACCACAAGGTGATGAAAGATTTAAAAAACTATCAAAGTCTATAGAGGTTTTATATGAAGGAGCTTTAGTTTTAGGTACAGAAAAATTATTAAAGTGGAATTTAGCTAAAAACATGATAAGGCCTAAAAGTGATTACACTAAGGTTAAAATGAATTATAGTATTGTTGCTCCACGTATGTACAAAGGTAGAATAGAATCTTTAGTAAAAAGAATTACGGGTTTTGCTGACATGATCCAGTTAACACATTTAAAATTACAACAGGTGATGTCACGTATGGTACCTGACGGTGTTTATTTAGATGCTGATGGTTTAGCTGAAGTTGATTTAGGCAATGGCACAAACTATAATCCACAAGAAGCCTTAAATATGTTTTTCCAAACTGGTAGTATAATTGGTAGATCATTAACATCAGAAGGTGATATGAACCCTGGTAAAGTACCTATACAAGAAATAACAAGTGGATCAGGTGGTAATAAAATTAACGCATTAATAGGTAATTATAATTACTACTTACAAATGATTAGAGATGTGACTGGTTTAAATGAAGCTAGAGACGGTAGTATGCCAGATAAAAACGCGCTCGTAGGAGTCCAGAAACTAGCCGCTGCTAACTCTAATACTGCTACAAGGCATATACTACAAAGTGGGTTATTCTTGACGTCTCAGGTTGCAGAAGGACTGTCTCTGAGAATATCTGATATACTAGAGTATTCACCAACAAAAGAAGCATTTATTCAAGCTATTGGAGCACATAATGTTGGTACATTAGAAGAGATGTCTGAGTTACATATGTATGACTTTGGTATATTTATTGAACTAGCGCCAGATGAAGAAGAAAAACAATTGCTAGAAAATAATATACAGCAAGCATTAGCACAGCAAGGTATAGAACTTGAAGACGCTATTGATGTTAGAGAAATTAAAAACATACGTTTAGCAAATCAGTTGTTAAAAATAAGACGTAAAAAGAAATTAGAGCGTGACCAGCAAGTTGCGCAACAAAATATACAAGCACAAGCGCAAGCTAATGCGCAAGCGCAACAAGTAGCAGCTCAAGCTGAAGTTCAAAAGCAGCAAGCGTTAACACAAAGTAAAGCACAGCTTGAACAAGTTGAAGCACAGTTAGGATTACAAAAATTACAAGCTGAAGCAGCACTTAAAAAAGAATTAATGAATCATGAGTTTCAAATTAACATGAAGTTAAGAGAAATGGAGCTTGAATCATTAAAACAAAAAGAAACTAATAAGGAAGATAGAAAAGATGAACGTACTAGAATACAAGCATCGCAACAGTCTGAATTAATAGATCAAAGAAAAACTGGCAAACCACCTAAAAAATTTGAGTCAACAAGTAATGATATACTTAGCGGGGATTTTGACTTAGGTATGTTTGATCCTAGTTAATTGTTTAATTTTATAATATTATATTATGGCTAAAACCAAAGAAGCAAAAGTAGCTGAAAAGACTACTGACAATAAAGTTGAAGGCTTAAAAATAAAAGAAAAGCCAACAACTATGAAAAAACTTGGTAATCAAGAGAATACTATTAAAGTAGACTTAAACCAAGAAGAGAAACCTGTAGAAGAAACGCAGGTTGAAGAGCAACCAAAAGAAGAAAACAATAATGTTGTTGAAGAAGTTAAAGAAGAGGTTGAAGAGAAAGAGGTTGAAACAAAAGAAGAAAATAACGAAACACCTGTTTTGGAAGAGGTTACCGAAGAAGCAACTGATGAGGTTGTTGAAGATAAAGTTGAAGAAGTTAAAGAAACAGTTGAAGAAGCTGTAGCTAAAGCTAAAGAAACAGGAAAGAAATTACCAGAAAATATTCAAAAGGTTGTAGACTTTATGGAAGAAACTGGTGGTGATCTTGAAGATTACGTAAAGTTAAATCAGGATTACACAAAGCTTGATGATACGTCTATGTTACACGAGTATTATAGACAAACTAAACCACATTTAACGCAAGACGAAAGAAACTTTCTTGTACAAGATAGTTTTTCTTACGACGCTGAAGTTGATGAGGAGTTAGACATTAAGAGAAAGAAATTGGCTTTTAAGGAGCAAGTTGCCGCCGCAAGAAGTCATATGGATTCAATTAAATCCACGTATTATAAAGAAATCAAAAGTGGTGTTAAGTTAACATCCGAGCAACAAAAAGCAGTTGATTTTTTTAGTAGATACAACAAAGAGACTGAAGAGTCTAAAAAAATAGCTGACAAGCAATCATCTACATTTTTAAATAAAACTAACCAAGTATTTAATGATTCTTTTAAAGGGTTTGAATATAAAGTTGGTGATAAAAAATATAGGTTTAATATAAACGACGTAAATAAAACAAAAGAAACTCAAAGCGACATTAATAATTTTGTTGGCAAATTTCTTGACAAGAAAACACAACTAATGTCAGACGCTAACGGTTATCACAAGTCATTATTTACTGCTATGAATGCTGATGCTATTGCCGATCACTTTTATCAACAAGGTAAAGCTGACGCTATAAAAGATACTATGGCAAAAGCTAAAAACGTTGATATGTCATCAAGAGAAACAGGTTCTGTTGAAGTTGGTGGTACTAAATTTAAAGTGCTTGGTGATAACGCTCAAGGTCTCAAATTTAAAATTAACAAATAACAATTAAAATTTAAAAATTATGGCAATGACTCAAGGTTTGTTTGGTGGTAGCGTAGGTAACTTAAATAGCGTACCGGCTCCAATTAAACAAACATTATCAACTAACTACATTGATTTCAGAGCATCTGGAACAGCAGGTTGGGCTCAACAGTATTTACCAGATTTAATGGAAGCTGAAGCAGAAGTTTTTGGAAACAGAACTATCTCAGGTTTCTTATCTCAAGTAGGTGCTGAAGAAGCTATGACTTCTGACCAGGTTGTTTGGTCTGAACAAGGTAGATTACACTTAAGGTACTCAGGTACTTTAAAAGGAACGTCTGGAAATATAATTGAAGGACTTCCATCTGGTCACGGAATTAGAGTAGGTGATTCAGTAATTGTAGCAAACTCTACAGCGAACACAACTGTAAAAGGTTATGTAACACACGTTGACGGATACGAAGGAGCTTCACAAATTGGTGGCGCTCAAGCAGTGGCAGCAACTGAAATAGTTGTTCAAGCGTACAAAACTGGAGCTAATCCATTTGGAACTAGTGATAGTAATGCGCTAGAAATCTTTGTTTACGGTTCAGAGTTTGCAAAAGGGAAAAATGGTAGAGATGAGGTTATTAAACCTGAATTCAAATCTTTTTCTAACAAACCAGTAATCTTAAAAGAGAAGTACGAAATCTCAGGATCTGACGCATCACAAATTGGATGGGTTGAAGTTTCTGGTGAAGACGGACAAAGTGGATACATGTGGTATTTAAAAGCACAAGGAGACACTACATCAAGATTCGCTGACAACTGTGAAATGACGTTAGTAGAAGCTGAAAAAGCAACTAACACTACATTAACAGGAGCTAATATTGAAGGTACTGAAGGTTTATTAGCTGCTATTACAGACAGAGGTCTTGTAAATAGAGCTGCTTTAGACAAAGATGAGTTCGACACAATCTTAGGAGAATTTGATGGTCAAGGAGCTATCGAAGAAAACATGTTATACCTAGACAGAACAGAATCATTAGTAATTGATGATATGTTAGCATCTCAAAACGGTGGAAACTCTGGTGCGGGTGCTGCTTACGGTCTATTTAACAACTCTGAGGATATGGCACTTAACTTAGGTTTCACTGGATTTAGAAGAGGTTCTTATGACTTCTATAAGTCTGACTGGAAATATTTAAATGACTTCTCAACTAGAGGTCTTAAAAATATCCCTGCAGCTAACACTTCAAGGGTAAGAGGTGTTATCGTTCCTGCTGGTGTTTCATCTGTATATGATGAAGGCATGGGTAGAAACATGAGGAGACCATTCTTACACGTAAGATACAGAGCTTCTCAGGCTGATGATAGAAAAATGAAAACTTGGGTAACAGGTTCAGTTGGTGGAAACATCACTTCTGATCTTGATGCAATGGAAGTACATTACCTATCAGAAAAATGTTTAGTAGTACAAGGAGCAAATAACTTCTGTTTATTAGACTAATACTATTATTTAAAGAGTTAGGCGCTTAGGCGCCTAGCCCTTTATTTTTAACTTATTTAATTATATTATATCATGAAAAAAACAAAAGAAAAAGTAGCAATAGCTACAACCCCACAGTGGGAAATAAAAGATAGGAGATACCTTTTGAAAGATGGTTTATCACCTTTATCTTTTATGATGAAATCAAAAGGATTATTTTATTTTGATGAAGAAAAAGGCTACGAAAGAGAGGTAGCTTACGCTGAAAATCAAAAGACGCCGTTTGTAGATGAGTTTAAAGGTCAAGCTAGATTAGCTCATATTATATTTAGAGATGGTGAGTTAGTAGTCCCTAAAAACAAAGTGACACTTCAAAGGTTTTTATCTATATATCATCCAGAAAAAGATACAACTTACGAAGAGTTTAATCCAGTTAAAGAAGCTACTGAAGATTTAGTAGATATTGAAATGGAAATTAAAGCTTTAAATGCCGCAAAAGATTTAGATATAGATCACGCGGAAGCTATATTAAGAGTTGAGATTGGTAGTGAAGTAGCTAATATGTCTTCAAAAGAAATAAAAAGAGACATACTTATTATGGCAAAAAGTAATCCAGTATTATTCTTAGAACTTGTCGCTGATGACAATGTTGAATTAAGAAACTTTGGTATTAAAGCTGTTGAAGCAAACATAATTAGTCTATCAAGCGATAACAGAAACTTTTTATGGGCTTCAAATCAAAGAAAGATTATGACTGTTCCTTATGATGAACATCCATATTCTGCTCTAGCAGCCTTTTTCAAAACTGATGAAGGTTTAGAGATTTATAAAAACATAGAAAAAAGATTAAAATAATTAATCACTTTATAGAGTAGTCACTCTATTGGGTGACTACACTATATAAAAAAGAAATTATGGCAGTAAATGTAGATACAGTATATCAAAGGGTATTATCAATAGCTAATAAAGAGCAAAGAGGTTACATAACACCTCAAGAGTTTAATCTATTAGCAAATCAAGCTCAACTAGAAATATTTGAGCAATATTTTTATGATTTAAATCAGTTTAGTAGATTACCAGGTAATGATACTAGACATGCTGATATGGTTACTACATTAGAAGAAAAAATTAGTTTGTTTGAAAAAACTGCAGATATAGTTGGCACAAGCACTATGACTTTACCAACTGATTTATACAAACTATCAACAATACTATATAAAGGTGTTGAGGCAGAAAAAGTAACACAAAAAGATTTGTTGTATATTAAAAAATCACCTTTAACCCACCCAACAGCAGATCGTCCTATATTCATTAGAGACAATGATTCAATTGAAGTTTATTATGATGGTACGTTTACAAAAACATCAACAACAGCTGACGTTGATGTTCATTATATTAAAAAACCAGTAACAGCTGAGTGGACTTATATATTAGGTACAAATAATGAAGCGTTATTTTTAGCGGACACCAAGGTAGATTTTGATTTACATGTATCAGAAGAAACTAACTTAGTTATTAAAATATTAGAATTAGCTGGTGTTGTAATAAAGCAACCTGATCTATATCAAATAGCTGATAAAGAAGAAATAGAAACTATACAACAAGAAAAACAATAAATAGATGGCTTTACAAAAATTAAATAACGAAGGGTATTATAAAGCAACGCAAACGTTTTTAGGCAATGGCAGTGTAGCCACATTTACACTGTTAACATCAAACTTTGATCCATTACCGACAGAGGAAGGTCAATTCAATATTTATATTAACAATATTCTACAAGCTGCTTCTACATATAGTTATAACGCATCAACTGGCGTTATAACATTTACATCAGCACCAACATCAGGTGCTACAATAAGCGTTGAATTAAATGATTACGATAGAGCATACGGCACGTATCAAAATATTAAGCTTGATGATATTATTAATAATTTTATAATATCATACGTTGGTGAAGATAAAATCATATCAAAAGCTAAAAGAACAGATGTTGCTTTTCACGCGCAAAGAGCTGTACAAGAATTAAATTATGATACGCTAAGATCTGAAAAATCACAAGAAATAGAGGTTCCGCCTAACTTAACAATGGTTTTACCACACGATTACGTTAATTATACTAAGGTATGCTGGATAGATACTAATGGAACAGAAAGAATAATGTATCCAATACAAGAGCTTAGTAATCCGACGGCTATACTGCAAGATAGTGATTATAAATATATATTTGATTCAAGTAGCGAGTTAACAGAAGCTGAAAATTCTGAAACATGGAATAGATACAAAGATAAAGCGGATGATACTGATAATGATGATTCAAAAGATACTACAGTAGAGAGAGTAGCTACTGGTCAAAGATTTGGTTTAGATCCTGCTAAAACAAACATTAATGGTGGATTTTTTATTGATAACGATAGAGGTTTAATATATTTTTCATCAAACGTATCAACAGATGTTGTTACTTTACACTATATAAGTGATGGTGTAAGCACAAGTGATATTAAGATACACAAGTTTGCTGAAGAAGCTGTATATAAATATATAGCACACGCTATGTTAGCAACAAGGTCAAATACACCAGAATATTTAGTTGCAAGATTTAAAAAAGAAAGATTTGCAGAAATAAGAAAAGCTAAATTAAGATTAACTAATTTAAAATCTCAAGAGTTAGCTCAAGTAATGAGAGGTAAGTCAAAAGTTATTAAACACTAATACGTATGCCAGAAATTAAAAGAGTATTTACGTCAGGTCGTATGAATAAAGACCTTGATGAAAGGTTGGTGCCTAACGGTGAATATAGAGATGCTTTAAATGTACAGCTAGCAACATCTGAAGGTTCAAACGTGGGTACACTGCAAAATGTCTTAGGTAATGAAAAAATTTCAAATATAAAAAGCGTATTAATATCTGGTATATCTGGAATAACAAGTTCTACAGAAATAAAAACAGTAGGTTCCGCTGTTGATGAAACAAACAATAAAGTATATTTTTTTATAACAGCTAATGATAGTGATAATTATAGCGCTATTATAGAGTATGATCAAGATAATAATAGTGTATTACCTGTTATTGTAGACGTTGATTTAGAGGTATTAAACTTTAATAATGAGGCTTTTATTACAGGTATAAATGTTTTTGACAGGTTTATATATTATACAGATAATGTAAAAGAGCCAAAACAAGTTGATATTGATAAATTTAAAAATGGAGCTAACACTAGCAACCCATATACTACCACAACACAGTATGACGGTAGAGATTTTAAAGAAGAAGATATAACTGTAATTAAAAAATCACCATTTAAAGCACCTCATATTACGCTACAAAGATCACTAAGAGATGGCCAAGTTGTAACAACGCACTACGATACAACACAAAAATTTAAACAAGCAAGTGAAGTGGATTTATCTTCCACAACGCAATTAGTGCCAGGCGATAAAGTTAGTATTAAATTTAACGGTAGACCAGATTACAGCGGTAATGATATTATTAAATTAACAGCAGGTGAACAAGATGAGCACGTTATAAGAGTAAGGTTATTTAATGTATCTGCGCAAGCTGTTGATCATATCACTTTCAATACCAAAATAGTATCGATAACCGATGATATACTGGGTGATTCTAACGGCATAACATGGCAGTGTATTTTAGAAGAGCCTGAGCCACTGTATGAGTTTAAATTTCCAAGATTTGCTTACAGGTGGAAATACGATAATAATCAATTTTCAGCATTATCACCATTTACAGACGTAGCATTTTTACCTGATGAAGTTGATGGTTTTAAATATGATTCTATAAAAGGTCATAACAAAGCAATGACTAACAACGCTAGAAAAATAAAAATTAATAGCTTATTAACACCACCAAGTGATGTTGAAGAAGTTCAAATATTATATAAAGAGTCAAATAGTACTAATATATATATACTATCAAAATTAACTAATGATGAAACATCTTTTGAAGTTACATCAGAACAAATACAAGGTTTATTAGATTCAAATCAAATTCTTAGAATATACGACAACGTGCCGTTAAAAGCAAAGTCACAAGATGTGGTTGGTAATAGATTAGTTTACGGTAACTACACACAAAATTTTAATGTTCCACAAACTATAACAATTGATTCTAATGTTTTTTCTAAAGAAATAAAAAGTCCTACACCGGCTCAATCATTAAAGTCACAAAGAAAGTATCAACTTGGTATTGTGTATGTAGATGAATACGGAAGACAAACACCTGTGTTTACTAGCGATTCATCAAGTAAAGGTGACACGGTGGAGACATCAGAGGTAAAAGTTGATATATTTGGAGCTGAAACAGCAAATCAACTGCAAGTAAAAATTAATTCAACTCATCCTAGCTGGGCTAAGTATTTTAAATATTATGTTAAAGAAAATTCAAACGAATATTATAATTTAGCATTAGACAGATATTATTATGGGGAAGATAACTTTTTATGGTTATCGTTTAACTCACCTGAAAGAAACAAAATAGAGATAGGTGATTATATTACATTAAAAAAAGCGCATGGTAAAGATATAGCGGCGGCAACTTTAGGTTTAGAGCCTGAAACACTAAAATATAAAATACTAGATATACAAACAATACCACCCACGTTTGTTAAAACAGAAAAGCAACTCTTTGGTTCTATAGAACATGTTATGTTTTCTACTGATGCTGATGGTTCATACGTGCCTGCTGAAGACATAAAGGTGTTTAGAATAGGTGGAGCTCATATACACCAAACAGCAAACATAGGTAATCTAAAAGATTTAGCAGGCGGTACTCAAGACGGTTTATATGTTAGAATATTTAATGACAAGACTAGAGTCAGCACGAGAACATATGAAGTAGATAAAATAACGCTTATTGACAACATTGGTGGAAGTGGCGATGGAGCTTATGACAATGCTAACGATAGGTATGAGTTTTCATTAAAAGAACCTTTTGGTACTGACGCTAATTTTATTCCTTATTTAGCAACAGGATCATACTCTGCATTTGCAAGTGGTAATATTACTGTTGAATTTTATCAATCAGTTGAAAAAGAAGAAAGGGATTTTGCTGGTAAGTTTTTTGTTAAAGTACAAAAAAATTCTAATTTAGAGTTTTCAAAGAAAACAAACATTTCACAAAAAGATTTTGTTCAAGTTGCTCAAAAAAAATTAGTATTAATTGATGGTAGCGATTACTTAGCTGGCCGATCAAGTTGGGTTGTTAACCAAGCTCAACGTAAAGCTAATTTTGGCTTAGATATTGGTGGTTTTAGATGGACAAAAAATGGCGGTACTGCTTTTATACAAACAAACGACTATACAAGCTTAAAGGGAAAAAGCGTTATATATATTAGACACTTTGATAGTCCTGATTTTTATCCAATAGCTGGTAGCGCTGGGGTTGCGTCCGCTAGAAGTGGTAAATTATTACACGATAAACTAACTAGCTCTATAACAAAGTACCTACAGTTTAGCGACAACGATGATACAACGAGTGATGACACTGCGGCTGTTTACGAAATAAAAACAGTAAAGCACTTTGAAATATATAACTACTCAGGTGAAAACAAATATCGTAAGTTTTCTTCTAATAGAGGTTACATGTATGAGATTACACTTAAACAACCTATAACTTGGGATCCAGTAACAGATGGTAGCATGGGTGTCAATAGCGCTGCTGGTGTTAGAATGCCAATAATATCTGATAGGTGGAACGACAACCAAATATATTTAAATATACTAGAAGAAGATACATCTAACGAAGGTGAAAATGAAATTAATCCAGCAATATTTGAAACTGAACCAAAAGCACAAGACGTTGATTTAAACATATGGTATGAAGCAAGTTCAGCTTACCCTGTAACAGGTATACAAAATTATATACATGTTAATGACATTATAACGGGCTTTAGTTCCGTGCCCGCTGCCCAGAGAACCGTTACAGCTATAGGTATAGATGGTAATAACAATAGAATACAAGTTAGCGGTGCTTTTTCGGCAAGCGCGGATGATGTATTAACATTTACAAATCCACAAAGTGGTGCAGCGGTAACAGCTACCGTAGCAAGTGTTGAAGCTGGAAACAAAGTAACATTAAATACAATTTTATCTAACCACAATCAAACGCAAACGTTATCGTGGTTTAACTGCTTTGCTTTTGGTAACGGTGTTGAGTCTAATAGAATAAGAGATGATTTTAATGCTGTTGTGATAGATAAAGGAGCTAAAGTAAGTGCAGTATTATCAACGCCTTACGGCGAAGAAACATTAAAAAATGGTTTAATATATTCTGGTATATATAATTCTAATGCAAGTGTAAACGAGTTAAATCAATTCAACGCTGGTATAAAAATAACAAAAGATTTAAATCCAGAGTATGGATCTATACAAAAGCTACATACAAGAAACACAGACTTAATTGCCTTTTGTGAAGATAAAGTTATTAAAATATTAGCTAATAAAGATGCTTTATTTAACGCAGATGGTAATATAAATTTAACATCAACTAACAATGTTTTAGGTCAATCAATACCTTTTGTTGGTGAATATGGTATTAGTAAAAATCCTGAAAGTTTTGCTAACCATGGTTATAGAGTTTATTTTGCAGATAAAAAACGTGGTGCTGTATTAAGGTTATCAATGGACGGTATAACAGAAATATCTGAAAAAGGTATGAGAGATTACTTTTTAGATAATACTAAAGCTGCGTCTTCTATAATAGGTAGTTACGATATAAGCACAGATTCATACAATATTACGCTAAATAATGATACTGTTAGTTTTACAGAACTTGTAAATGGCTGGGTTAGTAGAAAATCATTTATACCTGAAAGTGGTGTATCGTTAAATAATACTTATTACACATTTTATAATGGTGAAATATGGTCGCATACAAATGCATTAAGAAATAAATTTTACGATACCACAAATAAATCTAGCGTTAACTTGATATTTAATGATGCACCATCATCAATAAAAAACTTTAAAACACTAAATTATGAGGGTAGTAAAGACTGGAAAGCAACTGAAGTTACAACAGATCAACAATCAGGCAAAGTAACATATTTTAAAGATAAAGAAAATAAGTGGTTTAATTATATTAGAGGCACATCTACTAGCAAAGTAACAATTAACTTTGTAGATAACAATAATAGTAATTTTGAGGATGTTGAAGGTGTAGTGCTAAATAAAGCTGTAGATTCTACTGTTAATGACTCTGTAACTTTTACTGTTAAGCCAAAAAATGGTTTTAAAGTTATTGACACTTCTATTGCTTCAACCTTTGTATATCAAGGACCGGTAAGTAAAGTTACTAGCGTTACTAACGTTACTAAAGTTAATGGTAATATACAATTTACAGTAAACTTAAGTGGTTTTACTATGCCATCGTCAGATGTCACTATAAACGTACCGTTTAATACTAGCAACACGCTTGTAGCTAAAACGTACAGTGTAAATGTAAATCGAGTAAACGTATTAACTAACGCCACGGGTTCTGTTAGTGGTGCGCTTACAACAAGTGGATCTTATGGCACTACTGCTACGTTATTCACCAATACAATAACCCCTACTGCTAACAACACATTTTCAGTCCCACCAAGGGTTGATAGATCAGGCTTAGAAAGCCCTAGTAATTACGATATAACCAGAACAGGGCCAGACGGTAATGGTGCTTATGCTTTTGTTGTTAAATATAAATTTCCAAACAAAAATGTTTCTGGTGATGTATTAACTTTTAATGCTACAGCAGGAAGTAGTATAATACAGACAACAAACAAAATATACAACGCTGTTATATTAAGTGACGGGGTTGAAGATGAATCAACGCTTAACGCTGCTGGCGAAACTAGAACTGTAAGAATATACGGTGATGATGGCGCTCAAGTGTCTGTAAATGCATATAACAACGCTTCTTCTAGTACAAGTTTAATAGGTGGTGCTACTACTAAAACAATACAATCAGAAGGTTATGTTGACGTTAATATAGATTTTCCAGCTATTACGAATACAGCAAGAACATATTCAATTAAGTTACAAGAAATAAACTCTGGTGATTTTATCAACGAGTTTGATGCTTCACAAACAGGTGGTGATGGTATTGTTATATTTACATTAGATCAATATGTAGATACAGTCGTAACTTTTGGTATTCATAATCCACCTGCGAACATGACCATAATAACAAGTGCGGATCCTTATTTTAGCACTTTTACATCTACTGGTCCTGGTAATACAGAAATAGATATACCATTAGATATATTGCTATCATTTAAGGTAACAGCAACGCAAGACATATCGTTAAAAGAATTTAATCCTTATTACCAACACTTTACAAGAAAAGCAAATACAACAGCAACTACCACTGGTGGTTCTGTGACTAACACAACTTTCACTATAGCTAGTGCTAATGCTAACGTTTTACCAGGTATGGTTGTGACTGGAACTGGTATATCTGGTTATGTGTATGTGGAGTCAATATCAGGAACAACATTAGTATTATCAAAGTCAGTAACATTAAATAATGCAACTTTAACATTTAGTGGTGTTGATACAACAAAGCAGCAATTGGTATTAGAGGGTGGTAGCATTGTAAAATTTGGTAGATCTACTGTAACTATAGATAATAGCGGTGGTACTAAATCAGCTATATTTACAATACCAGCTTATGTTGTAAAGTATGGCACAAGTAATGTAACTACTAATTTAGACTTAAACACAGTGTTTAACGTAGGTAGTGCTGTGACGACAAGAACTGTTACAGTTGCAGCAAGTTCAGCAGCTAACAATTTAATTAGCTCTATATCACTAAACTCAGGTAATACTGTTAATGTGGGCACGTCGGCTGGAACTGTTGTAACAGGAACTGGTACAATGACTGGTAATTTTAATGGCTTAACATCTAGTCAAATAGAATTAAGTTATGATACTTTAGTAGGCTTTAATGACTCAACTAGTAGTAGTATTACCCCAACTTACTCTGGTAGTGGCTCATCATCCCAATCAGCTACATTTAACTGGTCAATGAGATTATCAAGTAACGTCGGAACTTCGACAAACTTGTCGTTTAAAGTACATGCAACCGATTCACCTGAATAAATAAAATAATATGGCAACATTAACATTAGCATTTGACGTAGACATAAACACTTCATTAACAGCAAAAGCTGCTAATAAATCTGCGCATGATATTGTATATTTTACAACGTTAACTAACGATAATCCACCTAAAGTACAAACAATACGCGAATTAGGTAAGTGTATAGCAAAAAATACTACAAACAAAACTATAGATGTTGAGGTAGCTGTTACTGGTGGAGGCGCAGCTATAGTTAACTCTATAACTAATTTTGACGCAAAAGAAATATTAACACAAGGTATTGGAAAAATAAAATCAGGTGGTGTTACTAATTCAAGTAGTATTAGTGGTAGCATACCATCTGCTGCTGATTATGTGTTTTTTCAAAAAAATAAAGAAATAGGTACTTCAGGTGTAATAGGTTATTACGCTGAAGTTAAAATGGAACACAACTCAACTAGTGAAGTTGAATTATTTGCTGTTAGTTCTGAAATATTTGAATCTAGCAAATAACGTGTGATTATATATGTATAAAAATTAAATTAATAAAATATGGCATTACCTTTATTAGGAGCAAATTTAGCAATGCAAGCAGGAAGCCAAATACTACAGGGTATTGGTGGTATAGTTAGTGGTATTGCAGGTAGTAGACAAAGAAGACGTGAGCAAGCTGACGCAGCAAGATCATACACTGACGCTATGGCTAGATTTGAGAATATAGACACATCTAATCCGTATGCAAATATTACAAACCCATACGCAAATCTTACGGTAAATCAACAACAAGCAGATTTCATGGCACAACAAACGCAGCAAGCATCAGCTAACACGATGTCACAATTAAGTGCTGCTGCTGGTGGTTCTGGTATAGCTTCTTTAGCACAAGCAATGGCTAATCAACAAACAAGAAATTTACAACAAGCTTCTGCTACTATAGGAGCTCAAGAGGCTGCTAATCAAAGGTTAACAGCTCAAGGCGACATGCAAACACAAATGGCTAGAGCACAAGGTGATTATTTATCACAAAGGATGCAAGCTAATCAAGCTACAACACAACTTGCTATGGCACAAAGAAGAAAAGCAGCTGCTGATCAAGCTAGACAGCAAGCGACTGGTGCTTTAGTAGGTGGTATAGGTAAAATAGCAGGAGGTGTTATGTCTGGATTTACAGCTGATAAAGCATTAAAAGGTATAGGTATGGATGGTTTATTTGGTGGAGCTAACAGCGGAACAAACCAAACTACTAACCCAGCTGGCACTATGGCAAACAACGCTGAAGCGGCACCAGTTGTTACATCTAATTTTAACCCTCAAGTAACAGGTAGTCAAAGTTACATAGATAATGTAAATGCTTTTATGGAAGGCTATCAAACACCATCTGAGGCAGCTGGATTTAACGTAAATGTATTCCAAGACAAAACGTTTGTTCAAAACGCTAATGGTACTTTCAAATGGAATCAAGTAACGCAAACATACGAAAAAATAGACTAAGATTATGGCAACAAAAAGAAATACACCAAGACAAAATTACGGTAATCCATTTTCAGCTGGCTCATCAGTAGCACAAGGCGCAGCGTTAACAGCACCTGGTTTTGTTGATTATTCAAAGTTTTTTGATACATCAGCTACACCTGGTTTACAAGCAGCACAACAAGGTTTATTTACGCAGATAGCTATTGCTAATGAGACACACGCTAAGAATATGGAAAATATTTTACCAGCTGACTTTGATGAAACTCAATTAGCACCTGGTTCTGTTGATGGTACATACGCAATGTTACGTGGTTTAAAAGATCAGGCTTTTAATCTTAGTAGGCAAGCAGCTAATTTAAGAGGTACAAAAGAAGGTGATATGGCTCAAATGGAGCTAAACAAAATTAAATCACAAATGTCAAAGCATTATGGTAATAACGTTGAGTACAACTCAATGATGATAGATCATAATAAAAACAAAGATTTTTATTCTACTTCATATAATTTTATGCCTGGTAAAGCAGAAAAATATCAAAAGTATGTAAAGTTTGTCGATCCATCCGCTAAAATATCATATGATGGTAAAACAATGATGATCGAATCAAAGGATGGTGATAAAATATCTTTTGAAGAGTTGAAAAAATTAGAACCAGCAATGAAACAAACTGAGTTAAACTTAGGCGTTGAAACTTTAGGCGTAGATGTTATTAGTAAATCACTTAATGGCACAACGGTTACTGATGGTGAAATAGATTTAAAACTAAATGCTTTAATAACAAAAGCTAACCTGGACAATGGTAATATACAAGATGGTATATTATCACTTGCCACTGATTTAACGTTTAAACATGGTAATGATGAGTTTAATTTCTATAGTTATTTAAATAGTAATCCGGAATTAAAAAGTAAGTATTTAACTGAAGACGGTAAATTTAAAACATTTGAAGATCCAACGCAAAGAGATACATATTATAAAGAGCTTGAGAAAGACGTAAAAAATTATTTTAGAAACTCAATGACTGCAGCTAGAGATGAGAATATAGCAGCGTTTGAAGATAAACAAGCTAAAGCTCTTTCTGACAAACTAAATGCTGAAAAAGAGTTGGTTACATTTAAGAGTAATGAGCAAATAAGGGTTAGAAACGCAACATTTAATCCTCAAGGAGGTGTAGGTCTTCAAGAATCAGAGGATCAGTTAATCGCGCGTATGAAGTATATCAACGATGCTGTTGATAGAGGTGATTTAAGTGTATTTCAAGCTTATGGTTTAGATGGTAAAAATGCTCTTGATATTAGTCAAGACGAAAATGGTATTGTTGATATTAATATGTACGGAACAGATCCAAGTGTATCTGGAACGTATGGCTTAGATAATAGCAGCTCTATTTTTACAGGGCAAGCTCAAACGCCAGAAGATAAAACAAAACTAAAGCAGGCATTGTTCAATACAATAATAGGTAAAAAATGGACAAACTTAAGCGAAAAGGCAGGTGTTGATTTAAACACACCATCGCCAACACCCGCAGGAGGTGATGGGGGTACGGGGCTAGGTTTTGATCCATTACAATTATCTTCATTACAAAATATTGACAATATGAACTCTAAAGAGTTAGGTACTCTTATAGATAAAATAGATAACCAAAATCAAGATACGCAATCATTCGGTGAGGGTGGTGCAACGTTTACTATAGATGGACAAACATTAACAGAAACTGATAAGACAAATTTATTAAATAGTTTAAATAAAATACAAGACGAAAAAATCGGCCTTGAAAACGAAGATGATGATGTTAAAGATGCGTTGCAACTAGTTACAGATCTTCAGTGGCGTAATTTTAGATATAGAGGAATTAATGAATCTGACGGTTCAGTAAATTACAAAGACGGCAACATTAAAGCGCACAAAGCCTACACTGTACTAAAGGAGCTTGATGAGATGTTAAACACAAGAAAATTAAGTCCAAATGCTGAGGCTCAAATTAGAGACGCTATTGAATATTTAAAAAACTTAAGCGAAGGAAAAATTACAGACGTGTCTCAGTTAAAATATTACGGTGGAGATATGATTAATAAAATTATGAAAAGCAGAAACACATCATCCACAGGAAGCACCAAAAAGGTAGAAGAAAATCCTTTTGAAAGTGGACAAGGACCAAGTGTATTCGCTGCTAACACCACAACAACTAACGAATTTCCCTTATTAGGTTAACATACTATGGAACCAAATAATAAAAAATATAATATAGAGGATTTGTTTAATCCTAACTTTACTGTAAATGATCCTAACGCCGGTGAATCTGCATGGGAGAGAGAGTTACGTGAGACTGGGATAAACTTTTCCAATGCACTTAGCAATATACTACCTGATTTAAATAAAGCTTGGCAAGCAACAACAGCAACTAGTGTTGACATGCTTAAGAGCGTAGGCGGTGAAGACTTTGCTGATTTTTTAGTTGGTGATTACGATGAGTTCATGGAGCGTAAGTATAAAAAAATACAAGAGCTTGACTTAGCTAGAAAAGAAACTGGTGGTATAGTAAAAGGTATACGAGCAGGTGGTGATTTTTCAGATATTGCAGGTGGTATGTTTAACGCTGTCACAAGTTTAGTTACTACAATGGCACCAGCTGTATTAACAAGAGGGTTATCATTAGTTCCTCAAATAGCAGCTCCTATGGTTGTTGATTATAACACCACAAAAGCAAAAACAAAATATAAAGACTCTGACGATCCAATAAGAGATTTAATAGAAGATGATGAGGTAGACTTTGCTGTTCCAGCAACACTCGGTTTGTTTGCAGCAAGCATGGAGCGTATAGGTATAAAAGGTATTACAAGTTATATAGCCAAACAATCATTTAAAGGCAAAGGCGCGGTTATGTTGTTAAACACCGCTTCAAGAGAAGGTTTAACAGAATCAGGACAATTTTTCACAGAACAACTTAATACAAATTTAGCACAAGGCATGAAGTCTGATGAGGCTGCATGGAAAGCTTTTCAATCAATATCAAGTGATGAGGGTATTGAAAGTTTCCTACAAGGTTTCGTAGGTGGTGCTGCGGTTGGAGGTGTTAGTAGAAAGGTATCAAGAGCTTTGCGTAATGACGACCAAGGTTCTAAAATGGTAATGAATAGCATTAGATCGTTAGCCGCGTTAAATGATAAAAAGAAAAATGAAAAAAGCACTGCAGGTAGAAAAATACTAGATGATGATATAGCTAAAATAGAAGCTGGAATAAAAAACTACATGAATGATAATCAAAAAGTAGCTGAGTTGCTTGGAGAAGATCAGAAGCAGCGTTTAGAGAAGTTAATAGATGATAAGGATGCTTTACGCTCAAGAGTAAAAGAATTACAACAGGAGTTGCAAGATGGCAAAATAACACAACAAGCTTATAACGGTTATTTATCTAGTGAAAGTAAAAAGTACACAAAAATAAATGAAGCTATAGCAGCAGTTAAAAACGAAGTTGATATAAATATAGCAGGAACACAAAGAAAAGCTGTAGAAGAAGCTGCTGAAATAGCAGGTAACGAAGTTAAGGATATAGACAAAAATCAAAAAGAAGAATTATTAAAGAAAAATGGCTTTACAGGGCAAAAGCTAAAAGACGCTAAAGATACAGTGGCTGGTGTTTATAATCCTAATGATGGTATTTTATATTTAGACATGGAAACAGCATTAGACGTTGGTGAGATAAATGTTGCTGGCCATGAATTACTACACCCTATATTTAACAAGTTGATAGGTGATCCTGCTAAGCAGGGTAAAATAGTTGAAGATTTTAAAAAGCAACTAACGCAAGCAGAGCTTGATACAATGGAGCAGGAGATGTTAGAAAGAGGTTATACACTTGAAAATGGTAAATACAACACTGAGTATGTAAACGTATTTTCTGATGGTATAACTAAAGGCTTTGTAGGTTTTAATGATAGTGTGTTTAGTAAAGTTGGTGATGTTATTACAGGTTTATTTAAAAACGTTGGTTTTAAAAACATATCATTTGATTCTGGTAGAGGCGTTTATAACTTTTTAAAAGCATATCACGAAGGTTTAGATACTGGTAAGTTTAATCAAGATGTATTAACGTTTATTGAAAAAACAAAAGACATAAAAGATCCATTAAGTACAGTGCAGGAGTCTCAAGCGCCTAACCCATATAATGAGTTTACAGCTGAAGAATTAATTGAAATTAAAAAATCGCCACAAACAACAGAGAGTCAAATGAGATTAGCTGACGATGCTTTACTAAATCAATTTGATTTACTAGCATTAAAAGCATTAAAGTATGATACAAGAAAAGGTGACTTTAAAAGGGAAGATGTTTTATCTGCAGCTAGAGCAGAACTACCAGGTATCGTAGATAGATTTGATCCTGCTACAGCCAAGTTTTCTACGTTTGTAACAAACACAATGGCACCTAAGCAGCAGCAAATTTATGAAGAAGTAAAATCACTACAGAGACCAGGTGAAAGTCTAGATGCTCCAGAAGCAAGGCAAGTAGCTGTAGAAGAAACTACACAAGAAGAAACAACAACTAAACCAATAACGAAGTTAAGTCCATTAAGTTTTCAAAAGGTTATAGATAAAGATTTTGAAGGTGACGTTAATATTAAGCAGGAGCAATTACCTACAATTTCACATAAAGAAGTTGCTGAACAGTTTGGTGGTAAAGTTTCATCAAAAATATTTAATATACCAGAAGCTAAAATAACAGATCCAAAGAAAAACTTAACTTACGCTAAAAAAATAACAGACGGTATACCTGAAAACTCTGAAGCAGGTAACATACAACAGTTCTACGATATATCAAATAACTTAGAACAATTAATAAAAATACTACCACCAGAAAATGTTAGTTCACAGTCAGCTAATATAAATAAACAAGGTGAAATTATTGAAGTGTCAAGAGAAGTATATGGTAGATCATTAGGCGTAAGTAATAGAGTATTAAATTATTTTTATGAAAACGTACCTGGTAAACGATCTAAAGGTTTATCATCACAAGTACAATTAAAAAAATTAAAAGAAAAGTTTATCAACCCAACAGCTGAAGTTATTGCTGAAGCTAAAAAAGAATTAGGCATAACACCTAAAGGTCAATTAAATAAATATAATAGAACAATAGGTCAAATGTTAAAAGGCTTAGCTAAATTACAAGGTGAATTAACAGCTAACACTATTGCTAGAGAACAAATATCAAAAATAGAAACTAAAACTGTAAAGCCTAAAGCACAAATATTAGCTGATGTTAAAGCTGGAGCAGCAGACATACAATTAAGTGAAAGTGTAAAAGGCTTTAGCGCAACAGATATTCAGCAGTTAGGTTTAATAGCTAGAAGTGCAACAGATTTAGGTGTAGCAAAAGAGCTTGAAATAAACAAGATAACAGTAAATGCTGATAACATAGGTGCGGTACAACTTAATTTAATTAACTTTGTAAAACAAGGTAAAATACCATCGTGGGTTATTAAATTAAGTCAACTTGCTAATTTTGGTGCTAAGTATAGAAAAGACAAAAATGGTAAAAAATATTATCTTTTAAAAAATGGAAAAGAGGTATTAAAAGATTCACCCGCCTACAAAAAAGCTTTAGTTAACGGTGATTTGTTGCCAGAAAAAGGTAGTTTGTTTTATAGCAGTGTGTATGATCCAAATTATTTAAGGTTAGTAGAAGTAGCAAAAGAAAATGATAAAATTAACCCTAAGCCAAAAAGAGTTACTTTGCCAAAAGGTGGTAAAATAAACAAGCAATTTATTAACGCTAATAAAGCACAAAATAAAATTAACATGGATGCTTTACAGTCTTTTGCTGAAATACTCGAAACTGCTGTTCACAAACATGGGATGCCAATAGAGTATGCATATGCGCTTATATCAAACGCTTACTCATCAACGCGTGGGTTGATAAAAATAGCTGCTCCTTTTAAGTATATATCACAAGATATATCACAGGGTTACACGGAAGAGCATAACCCACCAGCCTCTACAATAGGTGGTGCCATTGCTTTTATGATTAAAAACAAAAAAGTAAAACAAGGTTTTCCATTTGTAAGAAGTAATTATTATCAAACGGTAATAGCTGATAAAGATGACACCACTTTAAACGCTACGCACAAACAAACATCACCTGTACCCATATTGGTTGAGTCAGCTACTAGGTTTACCGACGCTGGAATTGACATTAATACTATAATAAACGCTGAAACTGGCAAGTCTTTAGCTGAAGAATTAAGCGTAAACGTTCCTAGCGGTACAAAAATGACACCAGAGCTTATTCAACAGACAAAAAATCATTTAATAAAAAAATTAAATAAAGAGATATCAAACAAAGAAATTAAACAAGAAATAAAAGCTGAGTTAAAAATAAACGATAATATACTACAAGCAAGTCAAGTTAATAGAGATAGTTTTAATTTCTTAACAGAAAACATGACGGTTAAAGAGCAGTTAGATATGATGAAAACATATGATAAAGCTCTTGATGTAGCTAGAGACCTTAACGCGCCTGAAAAAGGTATAAGTGTTTTTGATTTTGATGAAACATTAGCTACAACTAAAAGTAATGTTATAGTTAAGTTTACAGACGGTACGGAGCAAACAATTAATGCAGCGGAGTTTGCAGAACAAGCAGCAGAATTAGAGCAACAAGGTGCTACTTTTGATTTTAGTGAATTTAACCAAGTTATTGACGGTAAAAAAGGACCATTGTTTGATCTTGCTATGAGAAGACAAGACAAATTTACTAGTAAAGATATTTTTATATTAACAGCTAGACCACAGGAAGCGGCTGTTGCTATATCAGCATTTTTAAAAGGCATGGGTTTAAATATACCTGTAGATAATATAGTTGGCTTAGCTGATGGTAGACCGGAAGCAAAAGCAAACTGGATAGTTGGTAAAGCAGCTGAAGGTTATAATAACTTTTATTTTGCAGATGATGCTTATAAAAATGTAAAAGTAGTTCAAGACGTTTTAAACGTTATTGATGTTAAAGGTAAAGTACAACAAGCTAAACTACAATTTAGCAAAAGTGTTGATAAACAATTTAATACGATATTGCAAGAAAAAACAGGGGTAAAACAAGAAGCTAAGTTTTCTGACGCCGCAGCAAAGTCAAGAGGTATGAAATCTTTACCTTGGTACAAAAGATGGTTTATACCACCATCAGCTGAAGATTTTGTAGGTTTACTATATCACTTTACGCCAAAAGGTAAAAAAGGAGAGCAAGCTATGGAGTTTTTTAAGAAAACATTAATTGATCCATTTGCTAGAGGTTTTAAAAATATAAATGCCGCTAAGCAGGTTTTAGCTAATGACTTTGACGCTTTACAAAAAGCATATCCTAATATAAAAAAATTATACAACAAAGATACTGGTTATAATAATTTTACAAATGAGCAGGCTATAAGAGTATACTTGTGGGATAAAAATGGTATTGAAATACCAGGTATATCAAAAAGAGATTTAAAAGCATTAGCAAAAATAGTAGAAGATAATAAAGATATGAAGGCTTTTGCTAGCAAGCTAGGTGAGATATCTAAAATGCCTGATGGTTATATTAAACCTACAGAAAGTTGGACAGCTGGTACCATAGGATCTGACATTGTAAGTATAAGTACAAGAGAAAATAGAGCTACACATTTAAAAGAATTTTTAGACAACAAAGAAGTTATATTTTCTAAAGACAACTTAAATAAAATTGAAGCAATATACGGTACTGATTTTAGATCTTCACTAGAAGATATGTTATGGAGGATGGAAAATGGTAGCAATAGAAGAACTGGTCAAAGTAAATTAGTCAACGGATGGTTTGATTGGGTTAACAACTCTGTTGGTGCTATAATGTTCTTTAACTTTAGATCAGCTGTGCTACAGACTATATCAGCCGTTAACTTTGTTAACTGGAGTGATAACAACCCATTAAAAGCAGGTGCGGCTTTAGCTAACATACCACAATATACAAAAGACTTTGCTTATATATTTAATTCAGACATGTTAAAACAAAGAAGAGCAGGATTACAAACTGATGTTAACGCATCAGAACTTGCTGATTCTATAGCAAATAAAAAAGACAAGGTAAATGCAACAATAGCATTTTTACTTAAAAAAGGATTTTTACCTACGCAGATGGCTGATAGTTTTGCAATTGCTTCAGGTGGTGCGACGTTTTATAGAAACAGAATTAACACATATAAAAAACAAGGTTTTACAGGTAAAGAAGCTGAATCAAAAGCGTTTAAAGATTTTCAAGAAATATCTGAAGTATCACAGCAGTCAAGTAGACCAGATCTTATATCAGAACAACAAGCTGGACCATTAGGTAGATTAATATTAGCTTTTCAAAATACACCTATGCAGTACACAAGGTTAATGAAAAAAGCAGCGGTAGATTTAAAAAATGGTAGAGGTGATACTAAAACCAACATATCTAAGATAATATACTACGGTGCTGTACAAAATATAATATTTACAGCAATGCAAAATGCTATGTTTGGTTTATTATTTGAAGATGAAGAAGAGAAAAATGATGATAGATATGATAAGAAAAAAGCTAGGATGTTGAATAGCATGTCTGATACTATATTAAGAGGTATCGGTGTTTATGGTGCTGCTATATCCACAATAAAAAACGTCGCGTTAAAATTTATACAAGAAGAAGGCGATGGTAGACCTAATCACACTTATACTCTTATAGAAGCAATTAATTTATCACCACCTATTGGTAGTAAAGCTAGAAAAATATATACAGCAACGCAAACTTACACATTTAATAAAGATGAAATAAAAGAAAAAGGTTTTGCTCTAGATAGTCCAGCATATGGCGCTGTTGGTAATGTTATATCAGCTGGTACTAACATACCGACAGACAGGGTGTATAATATAGTTAACAATGCACAAGCTGCTCTTGATAAAAACAATAAAGCGTGGCAGAGAATAGCTGTTGCCTTAGGTTGGAATACATGGGATGTTGGCATAGAACGTAAAAAGTTTGAAAAGGATAAAAAAGAAATAACTAAATCACAAATCATACGACAAAGGAGACTAAATAGACTAAATAATAAAAAAAATAAGTAATAATTAACTATGGCTATTAACAAGAATCAGACAACCAAAGAGATTTTAAAGTTAGTTGAATATCAAATAGAGCAGATATTTACTGAATTACAAACTCTAAAAGAAGATAATCAAGTTGCACATGAAGACGTAAAAGATGATTTGCGCTTTATAAAAAACAACCTCTTTGATCCAAAAGAAGGTGTCTGGGCAGAAGTTAAACAAAATTCAAATTTTAGAAACGACACTGTTAAGTGGAGAAATGCTTTAGGTTTAGGATTTTTTGGCTTAATAGGTAAACACATATATGACTTTTTTAAATCACTCTCATAATGAAACAAATAGAAGAATTAGGCGATAAAACAATTGGTATAGATATAGACGGCGATAAAAAACCAGACTTTAAGGTCGATGTAAAAAGTATTGCGATTGTCATAGGATTTATTATATCTGGCACCATGGGTTATAATAATCTCAAGCAAGAGATAGAGCTAGCTAAAGAGCTACCTACTTATGAGGTAAAAGAAACATCTGATGGTTTATTGTTAAAACAAAAGGTTGAATACTTGGAAAAGGAAATAGAAAAACTTGAAGATAAAGTTAGTGACCTAGAAAACACAGTATATAAAAGATAATTAACATAAAACTATGGCAAAAATTAGCGAAGATACAGAAGTAAAATTAGATCTTAAAACAATTGGTTTATTAGTTGGTGGTGTAATATCACTTGCTAGTATGTGGTTTACATTGCAAGGTGATATACAAGAAATGAACAGCAAGATAGAAAACATTGGTAGCGAAGAGTTTGTTCAAAAAATGGAGTTTCAATTAAAAGATGAGCTTGTAAGATCAACTATTATACAAATAGAAAAGTCAACTGACGTGCTAAAAGAAGATATACTAGACAATAAAGAGTCTATAAAAGAACTAGAAGATAAAGTTTATAAAAGATGAAAAATTTAATAACAATATTATTTGTATTATTTGGGTTTTTTGCTCACGGTCAGAGTGGAGTTAAAGTAATTCACTTTAATTACAAGTGGAACGACAAAAATAACTATAACATCAGAGGGCTTAAAAACGCAACGCTTCAATACGCGTGGTTAGAAGAGCAACCTGAGAGTGTTAAACAAAGTATAACAGCCGTTCCTGTTATTGTGGTTATAGGAAAAGATGGTAAAGTAAAAGGACAGTTTTCCGCTGACTTATCATTTGAAATCAAAGCCACAAGGGAAGAAATACAAGCACTTATAAATAAAGTTTCAGAAAATAATTAAACAATTATAAGATGATAAGTAAACATATTAGTATGCGCGAAGGTGTGTATAGCATAACCGCTACACGACTTGGCTTAGAAAACAAACCTACTGAAGAACATCTTAATAACATGAAGTTATTAGCTGTTAAGGTTTTTGAACCTTTAAGAGAGTGGGTAGGTGGTCCTATAAGAATTAACTCATTTTACCGTGGACCAGAATTAAACAAAGCAATTGGTGGTAGTAGTAAATCACAACATTGTCACGGGCAAGCTATGGATATTGATGATGTGTATGGGCACAAAACAAACGCTGAGATGTTTAATTACATAAGAAGTAATGTAGAGTTTGATCAAATGATATGGGAGTTCGGTGATCACAAAAATCCTGACTGGGTGCATGTAAGCTACGTGAATCCAGGAGAAAATAGAAATAGATGTCTAGTAGCTTATAAAGAAGATGGAAGAACTAAATATAGCTTATACGGAGCATAACACAATACCAATAATTGTATTTGGGATCTTGGCTTATGTAACAAGGGTTCTAGTTAAAGACATTGAAAATGAAGATAATACGGAATACAAAGAATAAGTGGAATAAAATGAGACCTGATAGTCAGGTTGTTGTTGTGCTTGGTGTATTATATATAATTATATTTATAGGAATTTTAACATTAGGATTATACGTAAAAATTTGGAATTAATGACAGAAAAACAAAGAAACTTAGGTAGATTAATAACAATAGGAGCGCTTGTAGGTATTTTATTAGCAGGTGCACTATCAAGCTGTTCAAGCTTATTATACCCGTCAAACCAGATAATGGTTACACATGTACTTGCTTTAACGGAAATGGGTGATACAGTAAAGATAAGGATAGATCAAATACGACCTCAACAAATGTATAATGTCGTTGGTTATGACTTTGTTAGATGGCAAGATAATAGATATTACAACCCATATAATGATTATAGATACGATTACAGGTATCATGATAGTAGATGGAGATATCATGGTAAAGCAAATGGTACATATGGTCATATAACACCAAACCCAAACAATAACAATAACGCGCCTATAACAGTAGGTAGTGCTGGTGGATCACAAAGTTACGGTGGTAACACAACAGGTGGAGGTGGTAATCCAGTTGCTGTAAATCCAGTAACATCAACAGGTGGTGGTAAAAAAAATAATTAAATGGCAATAAGAAAAACTACAAAGGGAAAAGGGCGTAACTTTAGATCAACTAAAGAAGGAGCCGGCATGACTAAAAAAGGAGTTGCTGCTTACAAACGTAAAAATCCTGGTAGTAAATTAAAAACAGCTGTAACAGGTAAAGTTAAAAAGGGTAGTAAAGCTGCTAAACGTAGAAAATCATTTTGTGCTAGATCAAAAGGTTGGACGGGTGAAAGAGGTAGAGCTGCTAGAAAAAGATGGAGGTGTTAATATGAAATCAAGAGGATTAGGAGATAGTATACATAAATTTACAAAAGCAACAGGTATAAAATCAGTGGTTGATAAAGTATCACAAGGCCTTAATATACCTTGCGGCTGTGAAGCTAGGCAAGAAGCGTTAAATCGCATGGTGCCATATAACAAGAGTTTTAAAATGAAAAATAAATAATCATGCCAGGTAAACATAAAAAATTAACAGCTAATCAAAAAAAGATAGCAAGGATGGCTCCGCCCTTTAATAAAATAACAGGAGCAGATTTTAAAATGATGAAAAAAAAGAAGTATGGGAAAAATTAGTTCAGCGTGTAAATCAGCTGCGAAAAGAAAATTTAAAGTATGGCCTAGTGCTTACGCTTCAGGTTGGGGTGTAAGATGCACTAAAGCTGGTGGCCCAAGTAAATTTGGTGGAGGTAAAAAGAAGAAGTAATGTGGGCACTATTTAAAGATAAGAACGAAATTAACGAAAAAAACCTTGTTGGTTTTATATCATTTATAGTTATGGTGTGTTTTGCTGTAGCTGATCTTATAACTAGTTTAGTTGCAGATAAAGATCTTATTATAAATGAAGTAGTTTATAACTCATTTGTATGGGTTACACTAGGTTGTTTTGGTATTAGTTCGTTTGAGAAAATTAAAAAATAAATATTATGGGTTATAAAAGTGCAGCTCAACGTAAAGCGGTTTGGGCAAGTAAAAAAGACGGCGGTAAAGGTAATCCTAACCGTAAGAAAAAAACTAAATCAAAAGCTAAAAGAAAAAAGAAAAGGTAATGAAAAAGAAAAAAGGTAGATGCTGGCCAGGTTATGCTCCTGTTAAAGGCAAAAAACCATTTTCACCTGGTAGCTGTAAGAAAATTAAAAAGAAAAAGTAATGAATATAAAGCAAATGAGAACGGTCGTCAAAGAACTAAAGAACGCTTCAAGGATGCATGCTCAGCAGGCTAAAAAAATTGAAGGCATGATAATTAGGATGAACAAGAAAAAGTCTAATGGCAAAAAGTAAAATTAAAGGTGGTGGCACCAAAAAAGTATGTTTACCTTACGCTAAATATAGAAGTATGAGTAAAGCTGAAAAGCAAAAAGTTATACGCGCTAAACGTACAGCTGCTGCTCAAGGTAAATATCGAAGATCTAGTAAATCAAATGTGAAAGGTGCTCGTAAGAAAGGAGCTACATTAAGAGACTGGTTTAAAAAAGAAAAGTGGGTTAACATCGCTACAGGTAAACCTTGCGGTGCTAAATAAAAAAAAAGGGGATGCGATAACACCCCCTTTGTGAACAACTAACCATCACAACTCAAACAATCTTCATTCATAGCGGCAGCTGCAATATCACCACGCAGCACTGATTCTGTCCGCATATAATACAAAGTTTTTATTCCACCCTTCCAAGCTTCTAAGTGTACCTTGTTAAGGAACTTAGGATCAACTTCAGAAGGAAAAGCTAGATTTAAACTAACTGATTGATCAACGTATTGTTGTCTTATACCAGCTTGTTTTACTAAATCTAACTGATTTATTTCTTTAAAAGTTTTAAACACCTCTTTAGCTGGAACACTATCCTGTGGACCAAGCATAACTTTATCTAATTCTTTTATACCTTGTACGGATCCTCCGTCTTCAAGTATCTTATTCCAAATCTTATCATTATCAAGTTTATGTTCTTTTAACAAAGCTACTAGCGTGGGGTTTTTTCTTATAAAAGTACCCTTAGCACTTTGTTCCGTAAATACGTTAGCAGCCCAAGGCTCAATTCCAGGGCTGATATTGCCAGCAAGTTTACTGTTAGAAACAGTAGGAGCAATAGCGCGAAGGTGAGTATTCCTAAACCCAGTGCCAACACACCACAGCGGTTCGCCAAACTCCTCAGCAAGCGCCATACTTGCTCTTTCGCTCTCAATTTTGATTTGACTAAATATTCTTCTTGTTTCATATTGTGCTAATAATCCTTCGAAAGGTAAACCTTTCTGTTGTAAATATGTATGCCAGCCTAAAACTCCTAAGCCTAAAGCTCTGCCTTTTTCAGCGGATCTTACAGCATTAGAAAAGCCCTGCATACCTTTTGATTTTTGTATAAATTCTTCTAATACACCATCTAAAAATAATATACTATCATAAATTAAGTTGGAGTTTTTCCACTCTCTATATTTAGCTAGATTTAAACTAGATAAACAACAAACAAAACTATGATTTTCATCTGTGTGTAGTACTATCTCGCTACATATGTTAGTCATAAAAACTTTTAAAGCATTGTCTTTATAAGCCGCAGGATTATTTTTATTTACATTACCCTTAAACATTATATAAGGCTCTCCTGTTGCTTTACGTTTCTGAAGTAATTTACCCCATTTACGTCTTGCAACTTTATCACCGTCTCTAAGTTTACGCATAAACTTATCACCAATTATAGTACATTGATGTAAGTTTAATGACTGTCTATTGACATCACCTTTAGGTTCTCTTATTTCTAACCAGTCTTCAAAGTCTTCATGATCAATATTTAAATTAACCGATGCAGCGCCTCTTCTTACAGCACCTTGGTTTGTAGCTAGTATAGTTGAGTCATATATCTTACAAAAAGGTACAACACCATCTGATGTGCCGTTTTGGGATATAGTAGCTCCAGCTGGTCTAACTTGATTTAAACCTATACCAACACCTCCACCGTGTTTAGCCAATAACATCATTTCTAGGTTTTTCTTACCTATATCATAAATGCTATCAGCAACATCAATACCAAAACAACTTATTGGTAATCCACGATCTGTACCTGTGTTAGATAAAACTGGAGAGGCTAGACAAAGCCAGCCCTTCCAGATATAGTCAAAGAATTTATCAGCCATTTCAGGCTTATTTAATCTTCTAGCAACCGCAGCCGCCACTCGTTTATACGCATCTTTAGGCGTCTCACCAGGTAGTAAATAACCACCAGTGATAGTTTTTTTATATACGTCAGCGTCCGCCCACTCTGGGTAGTCCTGACCTTTTATCCATCTATTGCTCCACATATTATTTACCAGATATTTTCGAAATCTTCTCCCTCATTTGCTTTACTGTAGTCGGTCGGCCGAATAGCAAAAAAATCGGTATGAGTATGACCCCCAGTAAGATGATAGAACCAATCGAGGTTCTTAGCTTTTTCTTCGTCATATTTGAAGATTCCGGTGTATCCGAGTTCCACCAGTTTTTCATTCGCTCTTTTTCTAATAAATTGTTTAAGATCATCTGCCTTTAAGTTTTCAAGGTCTCCCATCTCAAACATCTTGTCTATATATTTCTCTTCTAATTCAATCATAACCTCTGCGGCTTCTAAGATGTGTGGTTTACATGCTTTACGTAGCATATCTTTTTCTTCGCACATATGATTAAATAATCTGCAACCCATCTTGCTATGTAGTGATTCATCACGTACTGACCATTTCATTTGTTGGCCAACACCTTTTAATAAGTTTCTCATTTGGAAACTATATAATACTGCAAAAGCAGAATATAATGAAACACCCTCAGCAAATGCGCTAAATACCGCTAATGATTTAGCGATACCAACAGGATCGGTACCATCATAACTAACTAAGTTATCAAATCTATCAGCTGTAGCTGGCTCATGTAAAAACGCTTCAAAGTCTTCAAGACCTAACGTTTCATTTAAGTAACTATATGCTACCGCATGTATAGTTTCTTGTGAACCAAACATCATTGCCATTTGTTGTATTTCGTGTTTAGGAAACCATCCTACAACTTTTTGTGTCCAGTAATCACTTACTGCACATTCAGTCTGAGCAAAGCCTAGTAGTATATTACCTACTAAATTTTTTTCTGACTTTGTTAATTTTTCATTCCAGTCTTTCACATCACCAGACATTGGTATTTCTGTGTGTAACCAGAAAGCTTGAGCTTGTTTTAACCAACCCTCAGTATAATACTCAGGGTACTCAAAAGGTTTGTATGCTATTCTATTGTCAAATAATCCCATATTTATTCGTAGTATAAAGATAAACAAATATCAAATAAAAATATATATAACACGTGGTCTATTTTGTTTTCTTGTTGGTCTATATATTGTCTATAACCAAAAATAATTCCAGTGAACAAACCAAAGCTTAATTCCCATTTTATTAATTTCATCTTCCTTGTCCTCTATATTTAGGGCCAGAATAATACTTGCCATTTATTTGATTTGTATTCCTATTTTTAGAGTGGACACCAGGTCTTTTCTTTTTAGGTTTA